GTCGAGCCGTTCGGTGATCGACGTAACCGGTATCGACAAGAGCGCCAGGGAACGGATCCACGGGATCAAAGATGGCGGGTTCCAGTTCGTTTCGTACTTCAACGATGCGGCCGGTCAAGCACACCCGACACTGTCAGCGCCCCCCACGACGGACGTGATCTGTTCGTATTGGCGAGGAACGACCCTCGGTAACCCTGCCGCGTCGTGTAACGCGAAACAGATCAACTACGACGGATCCCGGGCCGATGATGGTTCTTTCACGTTCGCTACGGCGGTCGAGGGTGACGGGTTCGGGCTTGAGTGGGGCCGGTCCTTGACCGCCGGTATCCGTACCGACACGGCGGCTACCAACGGTGCGAGCATCGACACCACGGCGAGCGCTGATTTCGGGGCACAAGCGTACCTGCATGTTCTCGCTGTGACCGGGACCAGTGTCACTGTGGCGATACAGGACTCAGCCAATGACACCGATTTCGCGGCGATCGGATCTCCGATGACGTTTACCGCCGTGCTCGGCGCGGCGACCGGTTTTGAGCGGATCAGCTTCGCGAACACGGCGACGGTCCGCCGGTACGTCCGGGCGGTCACTACGGGGACGTTCTCCAATGCACAGTTCGCCGTGAATTTCGTGAAAAACGAAATCGCTGGGGAGGTTTTTTAGATGGCGCGCATGGATCCTCGGACAACAGCCCGGTACAGCATCGGTAAACCCGCCGCCACGCACCGGCGGGACGCGACCTGCCTCGAGGTCGGGTGCAAGTACCTGCGGGAGGGATGGCAGATGCACGTCATGGACGGAACCCCCATGGGTGAACGTCAGGCGTACCTGATCCGGGAGTCCGGGCGTAGGTACAGCACGGCACCCGAACCGGCCGGAACCCTGTACACGTTCGAGCCGGGGCAACGGTGTTTCGGGAAGCACACGGTTCCCATCGACCGGCCCGCGATCTACCTCGTCCGCCAGGGCGCCGGGCTTAAGCGGCACGTCAACCCACTCGATTGGGTGGATGATTTCTCGACCCATCTCGACAAGATCAGGGAGCAGTGACTTACAGTGGCGAAGGAATCCGGGCTCGGCTTCACGACTTTCAGCGTCGACAACTCAGCCGGAACGCTGAAAGCGATCGTCGCTGACATCACGAACGCGTCGTGGCAGACACCACGCGCGGTACAAGACATCACCGGCATGGACAAGTCAGCAATCGAACGGCTGCACCTGCTGGCTGACTTCTCGGTGGACATGTCGGGGGTGTACAACGACGCAACCGACTTCTCCCACGACGTGTTCAAGATTCTGTCCGGTACCCGTACGAACACGATTGTGGTGTCCGGTCAGACCCTCACGAACGAAATCTTGCTGACTGACTACAAACTCACCCGCGCGGACGACGGATCGTTGACGTGGCAGGTACCAGGTGTGTTGCAGTCCGGTACCGTTCCGACGTGGTCTTGAGCGATGGCGTACACACGGAAGTCGTCGGTTTTCAAGGTCATGTTCGAGGAGCCTCACCCGTTCGCGGGTCTGACCTTGTGTACCCGTTCGCTGCGGATCGCTGAGTTCGCTGAGTTCGGGATCACCATGGAGCAACTGGGTAAACCGTTGGACGGTAGCGGTACTGGCATGTTCGATGGTGTGTCGGCTCTGACTGAGCTACTTGACTCGGCTCGGGCGATGTTCGCTGACGCGCTCGTGTCATGGGACATGATCGAGGAGGACGGCACGCCGACCCCGCCGACGGTCGAAGGGGTCAACCTCCTCGAGGATATGGAGTTCCTCAACCTTGTCGGCGAGTGGTTGAAAGCTATTGGTACACCGGGTGATTCGTTGGGAAAAGACTCGAGCTCTGGCGAGACTATCCCGGAGCTATCAGCGCTGATGGAACCGTTGTCAGCAAGCCAGGTGAGCTAGCCGAAGCGGAACTGATACTCGGGCTGTGCGAGCGGTTCGGGTGCATGCCCGAGGAAGCAGAAGCGATGGACGTGCGGCATTTACGGATGATCCGGATCATCGACGAAGGGACGCGGCAGGACGATGGCGAATGAGATCAGTATCGTTGTCCGTTCCCAGGACGCGGCATCGGCTGGCCTACTCAAGATCAGCAACGTTGCTGAAGGTCTCGGTACCGCAGTCGATAACGCGTCGGCGGCGTTCGAGTCGATCGAAGCGGTCCAGAACATGGCCCGGGACAAAGCGGAAGCGCTGGCCCGCGCACAGCTTGATGTGGACCGGGCAATGCAGGATGTTGACCAGGCCGCGCTCGATCTCACCCAAGCCCACCTTGATCTGAACCAGGCACAGATCGACGGTAAACAAGCCGGGGTCGACGTCAAGCAAGCCCAAATCGACGCGAAACAGGCGATGTTGGATGCGAAGGTTGCGCAGGAGGATTACAACGCTGCGGTCAAGGAGTACGGGCCGAACAGCAACGAGGCGAAGCAGGCGAGCATTGACCTCACCCAGGCCAACGCGGATCTCACCCAAGCGAACGTGGATGTAGAGCAGGCAACAGCCGATAAGGCCCAAGCCGAAGCGGACGGCAAGCAGGCGACCGAGGACATGCAGAACGCTGCGCTCGACGCGAAAGAGTCTCAGATGGGACTCAACGAAGCGCAACGCGCGATGGATCCGTCGATGCTGACCCAGATTTCGCAGAAGATGCAGATGTTCGCCCCGATCATGCTGGCCGCTGTCGGGGTCGCTCAGATCCTCGCAACGGCCATCAGCGGGGTGAACCTCGCGAACATCCGGGCTACCGCGTCGACCATCGCGGCCACCATCGCGACCAAGGCGAGTGCTGCGGCGACGTGGCTGTTGAACGCGGCGATGCGCGCCAATCCAATTGGGCTTGTCATCACGGCTTTGGCCCTTCTCGTTGGGGGCCTGATCTTGGCGTACCAAAAATCGGACACGTTCCGGGCAATCGTGGACAAAGCGTTCGCCGTGGTAAGGCAGGCAGCAACGTCGATGTGGAACGGGATCCGGTCCGCGTTCGGTGCTATCGCGGGTGCGATGACGTCGTTATGGGACCGTAGCCGGACGTTCCGTTCGATCGTCGCCTCGGTATTCAACGGCGTAGTCGCCGCCGGGCGGACGATGTACAACGGTCTCCGCGCGGCGTTCGGTTCCATCTCGTCCGCCGTCGGCGGCGTTGCCAGCAATATCCGGGCGGCGATGAAGAATGCCCGGGATTGGTTCGACTGGATTGTCCGCGTGGCCGGTTCGATCGTCGGCCGGATCGGTAACGCGTTCGGGGGTCTTTTCAACGCCATTACCGACCCTGTCATCCGGGCTGTGAACTACGCCGTTCAGTGGTTCAACTACCTCGTGGACTACGCCCGGTCCATCCCGTCCCGGATCGGCAACAGCCTCAAGGGGATCATCGGGCTAGCTCACGGCGGTGTCGTCGGGTCGGCTGCCACGGGTGGTGGCCGCTCGGGCCTGACGATGACCGGGGAGGCCGGACCCGAACTGCTGCAGCTGCCCCCGGGCACCCGCGTCCGCTCCAATCCGGACACCCGGCGGATGCTCGGCGGCGGCGGCTCAGGCGGGACCGTGGTGCTGGAGTTCGCGAGCTCAGGCAACCGCCTCATTGACGCCCTGGTGCGGGAACTGCGGACGTCGATCCGCGCCAAAGGCGGAGACGTACAAGTGGTTTTGGGGACGTCATGACGTTCCCGGACACACCGCTACCGATCAAGGTAGAGATCGACGCCGACGGCACATGGGCAGACATCAGCGCATACGTGTACCAGCGCGCCGTCATCACGATCAGCCGTGGAAAGGAAGACGAAAGCGGCGTAGTCGGCCCGTCACGGTGCAATCTGACCCTGAACAACCGGGACGGCCGGTTCAGCCCGAGGAACCCGGTAGGGGCGTATTACGGGTCGATTAGCCGTAATACGCAGCTTCGGGTCAGTGTGACCCAGGTTGAAGGCTGGCTGATGATCAATCAGCCCACGGGCACCACGGTGACGACGTCGCATGTCTCCGCACCGGATAACTCGGGACTCGATATCACCGGTGATCTTGATATCCGGTTCGAGGCCGACCTTGATTCGTGGCGTGACGCGCTGGAATTGGTGAGTAAGTGGACGGAGTCCGGTAACCAGCGGTCGTATAGTCTCCGGTTGCTGGCGGATGGAACGTTGAGTTTCGCGCACTCGACGGATGGAACGGACGCTAACACGTTCACCGTTACCTCTGATCCGGTTCCCATCACCACGGGTCGCCTCGCCATCCGGGCAACCCTGGATGTGAGCAACGGTGGGAACCGGGTGCGAGAGTTCTTTACCAGTGATTCGATTGATGGAACGTGGACCCAACTCGGGGACACGTCAACCATTTCCGGGACCACCAGCGTGTTTGCATCTACCGCGACGCTGCACATCCTGGATAACCCGAACTCATCCCTTGACGGGTCTCTGATCCACGGGAAAGTGTACGCGGCGAAGGTACTGAACGGTATCGCCGGAACCGTCGTCGCCAAGCCGTATTTCACCACTCAGACGGCAGGGGCGACATCGTTCAACGATGGGGCACCACGGGTACTGACCGGGGACACAGCGACGTCGTTTCACGGGATCGGTGACGTCAACACCCTCACCTGTCTTGACGCTGACGCAGCCGATATCGCCGTCGGTGACTTCGTCATCCTCACCGACTCGGGCGGAACCTACAAAGAGGAAACAGTTTTCACGGTCACCGCTAAGGGTTCCGCGTTCGGGTTCACGAACATAGATTTCACCCCGGACGCCGCCGCAGCGATCGCAGCGAATGACATCATGAAAGAATGCGGGAACGTCTGGACCGTCGTAGGTGACCTTGAAATCACCTACGACGATAGGCGTTTCGTCGGCGAAGTATCCGCATGGCCGCAGAAATGGGACACCACGGGCAACGATGTGTGGACGCCGATAGAGGCATCTGGGGTGACACGTCGCTTGATTCAAGGACAACAGGCAGTCAAGTCCACCATGTACCGGGCAACCATCGCCGAGTTGTCCGATGTCGTGGCGTATTGGCCCTGTGAGGACGAGTCAGGCGCCACCGTTATCACGTCAGCCATCCCGAACGGTCAGGGGATCACCATCACGGACACCATGACCGTAGGCCAGGATACGGGCTTCAAGTCAGCTTCCCGCATTATTACCATGGGTACCACTAGTTTTCAGGGTTCGGTGTTCCCTG